GATTGGCACCGGTTCTGCTCCGAATTTTGTCTCCCGCAGGCCGGTAAACTCCCACAGATCGCGCGGGTGATCGTAAACGCGCAAATCTGAGATGTGCCAGCCGTATAACCCATGCGCACCATTTGCGTATTTTCGCATTTCCGCAGCAGACAAACATGTGTGTAAAACATCATCCTCGTCCAGCCAAAATCTGCTGTTTGAAAAAAGGTTCGTTACCCTGTTGCAGGTAAACTCTCCGATAACCTTCCCGTTTCCAAGTGGGCAGTTCATCGATTTCATTGAACCAGTTTCCAGATAATCACGCATAAGCCGCTCCTGAGAAATCGGGATGTTCAGATCAGGTCTGCCTGCCGTGCAGTAGATGTAGCACTTAAACGGTGTGTTCATCTTCGGGCGCGTCTTGCGCACCTCAATGGTCTTCCGCCCGTTGATGATCTTCTCACACCACTCCGGGCGAATGCTAATCAAAACAGCTTTACTCATGCTTGTCTCCTCCCTCCGGCGCTTCCGGCAATCCTAATTTCATAAAACACCCCCAAAATGTTTTTGCATTTTTTCCGCTTCTGTGCCCGAACAGTGGCTTCTCTCCGATTGCTTCCCACACTTTTTTAGCCTCAATCTGCACCTCCGACCACTTGAAGATCAAAACCCCATCCGGTTTCAAAACACGCATACACTCACGAAAACCATCATGCAGCATCTGCGGCCAGTTATCGCTTAGCACACCGTATTTCTTCCGCATCCATGAGTTTTCACCTGCACGCTCCAAATGTGGAGGGTCGAAGATCACAAGCGTGAATGTGTCATCTGCGAACGGAAGATCCGTGAAGTCACATTGTATATCAGGGGCTATTACACATTGCCGTTCAGAATCATTCTTCGTGCTTTTCCAGATTCCAGTGTATGATTCGCGCCTGCTATCGCAATACACTGCGGCCGGATGTGTTTTGTTGAACCAGATCGTGCGGGAACCGCACGTAACATCAAGGATTTTCTTTTCCATTGTGTTCCTCCGGCGCTTCCGGCAGCGGCATCCAGTGAGTAATCAAGTTCTGCGGTACCTCCCAGTTATCGCACGTCCATCCGTCGCTCGGAAAGTATCTTGCCATATCTACAATCGAGCCGCCCGCGTCCCGAAAAGCAACGAGATATTTGCTGAGACGGTCTATTGGCAGTCTGTCCTCCACGCTGATCCACTGCGGCACCTTCTCCCGCAGCGCCGCGTTCTCGGCGGTCAGGCGCTCGATCACGTTAGCAGCCGCAAACTCGATGTATTCCCGCCGATCTTGGATTTCTCCGACCTTGCAGTTTTCGCACGCGTCGTCGTGTCCAAGCCCCTTCGCGCAGCACCGCAGCGCCTGTATAATTTCCTCGTCTGTCATATATCCTCCATTCCTTCAAAAACCATTTGTCCCGGCAAAACGCCGTCCTCCAGGCTCCAGTGCAGGACGTCTTCGCCCGTCTGCCAGTCGCAGGGCAAGCCTCGCTTTTGCCGTTCCGCAAGCATCCTGTCAAACGTCCGGACATACGCCGCCTTGATCTTTGGGTAACGCGTGAACTGCACCTTCCGGTGCTTGCCTGCCATTGGGCACCCAATGCACCCCACGCGCTTCCCTCCGCATTCATACAGCGGATTCATGCAGATCTTTTCGGCATAAGCGTAGTCCAACACATCAGATTCCGTCCAGTCGATGATTGGATTGATCGTCCGCGTCCCCTTGAGCTGGCAGTTTTCCATCATCATTCGGCTTTCGTCGTTGTCATTCATAAGCGTCAGCCGCTTGGATTTGTCCCTGTGCAGGGCCTCCATGACGCCGCGGGACTTGCGCTTTTGTGATTCGGCCCAGCGAACGCCAGTCGCGATCCACCGCCCGCGGCCGCTGGTCTCTTTGAGCTCCGCGCAGCAGTAGCGCGCCAGGCGTGTCGGCGGCATCAGCTTACGCGGGATCAGGTTCCACATCGTCACGTTCCCGCCGTCCGGCGTCCGGTGCGTATCGATGTCGCATTTTACACCAGCCAGCTCCAAGCGGTGGAAGGTATCCCGTACGTGCCATACGGTTTCCGGTGCATCCGCCGTGGTCAGCGAGTGCAAAACCTCATACTGGATACCGGCTTTGCCCGCCAGATGCAAAAGCACGTCCGAGTCCTTGCCGCCCGAGTAGGTAATCACCAGCGGCTGCTTGTACAGGCGCAGGCTCATCTCCGAGGCCATCCGCAGCCGCGCAATCGCGGTTTGTTCTAAGTCCATCAGTCCAGCTCCTCCATCAATGCCTTAAAAATCGGGTATGCCTGCTGCGGCACTACGGCGTTTCCGAGGCATTTAAGTCTGTCCACCCTTGCGGGAACCCCATGAGCCACTCGACCCACATCGGGTTCAGCTGTCCAGCAACGTCCGTCCGCAAGCTCCTGTGATTGTTTCCGCCGTGCGATCCCTGCGCATCCGCTGCGCAGGGCGTTGTCCACAAGCCTTTCGTCCGCGCAAGCACATGCTCCCGCAGATTGGATAAGCCTCCACGCTCCCCCTGATTGCTTGCAAATGTCGTTTTCCCGTCCGCAATCAAATTGATTCTCTTTTCTGATTCTATCGTGCAGCCTACTGTCGTCGGCGTCGGCCACATCTGCGATGCCGACGAAGAACACCCTCGATCTCCTGTGCCACGCTCCGACAGCCGCAGCCTCAAAATTAAACACGACGACGTGATAGCCTGCACGCTCCAGATCCTTGACCACCTGCCCGGCGGCAATCTTGATGATTCCAGGAACGTTCTCACCGACAACGCAACGCGGGCGCAGCTCGGTGATAACTCGCAGCATCTCCGGCCAGAGGTATCGATCATCCCCTTTGCCCTTTTGCTTTCCAGCCACGGAGAAGGGCTGGCAGGGGAATCCGCCGGAAATAACGTCAACTGTTCGTAGGCCTGTCCGCTCATAAAAACTCTCCTTTGTCAGCGTCCGGACATCACGCCAGCGCGGCACGTCCGGCCAGTGCTTTTCCAGCACCTTCGTCGGGTAGTCGGCAAACTCACACTGCCCGACGGTCATAAATCCGGCCCACTCGGCAGCCAGATCAAGCCCGCCGATCCCGGAAAACAGGCTCAGATGCGTCAGCATTTTGTTTCCTTCCCCGTCGGCGTCAGCTTGGCCAGCATGATCTGCCCCAGATCCGCCACGTAGACCAGCCGCCCGCGGCTGTAGACCATCAGCTTCTCGCCCTGGATCTCCATCCGGTCTGCCTCGATATTGGTGATATCGTTGCAGCAGTCACAGACAAATCTCATGCCGGCGTTCCTCCTTGCTGTGCAGCCTCTGTTATTTCTCCGATTGTCATCTGGTTTCCATCGAAGTTGGCCGCTTCCTGGCTTCCCCTCGCTCCGGCAAGCATTTTCTCTTTCGCTGCCAGATAGAAGCTTTTATCAATTTCAAAGCCGATTGTGCTTCTGCCTGCCTCCGCAGCTGCGCGTAACGTCGAACCGGAGCCGCAGCACGGATCGATCACAAGCTCGCCTGGATCCGTAAAGATCTCGATCAGACGTCGGAGCACCTTCACCGGCTTCTGCGTGGGGTGGATCTTTGGAATGTCCTTCCCGTCCCGCTCCCACTGGAACCAGTCGAACACCATTTTCCCAGTTCCCCGAATGGGCTTCCCGTCCTCTCCGATCTGCCGTCCGTTGTTGAATTTCGGCAGCTTATCCCGGTACAGGACAACCGCGAATTCCGTCGCGCCGACGATCCGCATATTGGCTTTGAGCACCTGCGCAGAATAATTCTTGCAGAAGAAAATCGGATACCAGTTTTTAAAGCCGTACTGCGCGCCGTATTCTGCGACTGTATGTATCTGATCGAACGCGCAAAATACGATCATGGCTGGGGCTTTTCCCTTTTCCTTCGGCTCCGGCTTCAGCAGCCGGGAACAGAAGTGCATATACTCGGCGATCTTGAAATAGCCGTCCGAATTAAAAAAACTCTTTTTTGCGTACTTGCTTTCCACGTTTGCGTTGTCACCGCCCTTGTACCACATAGGATTCGAGCCATAGGCGGACGCGCCGATGTTGTACGGGATATCCGCAATCACAAGCTGTGCTTTCGGCACGTTGTACTTCTTGTAGTTCTGAAAATTATCGTGGATGATCTCGCAGCGCAGCGGCTTCCCCTGTGCGCTCATACCAGCGCCCCCGGCCGGGTGTCCGGCTGATATCCTAGCTTTGCCACGCTTGCCGTCTGGTGGTATTCCGGCCGCTTGAAGCTGTAGCCCCAGCGCTTGGCCGCCCAGAACATGGCCGCCGTTTCATCCGCCGCGTGTACCGTCAGCTGACGCCCCGCGTAATTCACCACGAAATAATGCTTACCGGTATATCCCGGCTGCTCGACGATCTCCGCGCGCTTCGCGGGCCGCTCACCCGGATAGCTGATACTATTTTGCTGCATAGGTCTTGCCCCTCCTGTCCTTATTTGCCGCCCGCTCGATCTGCCGGATGGCGGCTCTGTCCGGCTCTAGGCTGAGTTTTGCCCGGTGGTTGATGTCGTAGATGTGGTTCCGGATGCTCTCATAGAGCGTCCAGCTGCAGCAGCGTGCGCTGCATCCCGGCTCCCGGCCGGGGTAGTCCTTCGCGCACGGCGGCGGGATCTGCCGCATGCGCGGCGCGTAGATCTGCGCCGTCATGTGGCTTCGTCCTGCACTTTCATCAGCCAGTACGCCAGCTTTTGCAGCCGCGTCTCCTGTTTGAGCAGTTCGTCGGTTGTCTCATGATCGACGCGCGGCATTTCGCACAGGAGCGCCCGATCATTCTTGAGATCGTCCGCGTAGGCGTTCACCGCCTCGATCACGTCCGCCAGCTGGTCAGGGCGGAAGCCGACCGTGATCTTCCGCTCCTTCACAGGCATATCCCTGTGAAGAACGTCATCATCGACACGCCGCCCAGCATGGCCGCGACGTCCACCGTCTTTGCGCAGCCCGCAATGATGCACAGCGCGAACGCCACGCCCGACAGCCAGCAGCACCCAAGCCGCGCCAGGCGCCGCATGGCCTTGCGCATCTGGTATGCCTCCTGGAGCCGCGCCTGCCGCTCCTCGGTCGATTCCTCCGGCTCATACCCGAGCCGCTCTGCAAGATTGGTTCTCATTCTGCCAACTCCTTCATCCATACCGGGCTGTCCTCCTGGTCCACGCAGTCGCGCATGATTTTCTTGAATTCCTCGCCTATTCCCTGCTTGCAGAACGTGGCATAAAATACGTTCAGGATTCGCGCGGCAGCAGTGCTCAGTTCCAGCGCGTTGCCGGATAGCGCATATACCGTTTTTTTGCCGTCCATGCCGATCTCGACGTGTAGCTTCCCGTTATCCATTGGTTTCCTCCTTCGTATCCGGCAGCCGTTCTGCCGATTTCACCAGCGCCAGAAGCCGCTTGTATTTCTTCACCTTTTCCCGGTCGCACTTTGCGAGGTGCGCAGCCCGTTCGGTCATTTCCTCGTTCTCAAATTTGGCTGCGGCGAGCGCTTCGGCCTCATTGTGGGTTGCGATCACAAGCAGCTCCAGCGTGTGCTTCAGCTCAAACCAATCGTCTCCGCTGAGAATCAGTTTCCGCATTCCGCTTATCCTCCTTTGCTTCCTGCATCCGCCTGACGAGCCGCGCCAGACGGGCGTTTTGTGTCACGAGCTTCTGCGCGTCCAGATCCAGCCCCTTGCGCTTGAGCCCGCCGATGATCTGCGCCGCCTGGCACTCGCAGACCAGCGCCGCCTCGATCAGATCATGCAGCTCCTGCGCATCCAGCGTCAGGGTGTATGTACGGGCATTTGCCATGGTTAATAGCCTCCTTCGTGTTCCAGCAGCCAGTTTTTCAGCTGCACCTGCGCGGTTGCGAAGCACAGCTCCGCGTCGCAGTCCTGGACGTTGACGAGTTCTTCGTCGTCCCCGTCGTAGGCGGTTCCCATCCGCCACACCCGGACGCCCCAGTCCGTCACCTTGCTATAGGTGATCTCAAGGTGCATCGGGTAGGTCTTCACCTTCGCGGCAAAAAACTTGAGGAAATCATCCATCCCGATTATCCTCCTTCTGTTCCTGTTCCCGGCGGTATCGCTCCGCCGCCCAGCGGGCAAAGGCGTCGATCACGGGCTCGCCGTTTTCTTCGCCGGGATGCTTAAATTCAAAAGTTTCGCCGGGGAGAAATCTCCCATCCGGCCCCCGTTTCCCAAAAACGGCGATCATGGTCTCACGCCTCCTTCCGCTCCTCCTGCTTGCCTTCCTTCGCCAGCGCCATGCCATAGGCGATATCGCTCAGGCGCTGCATCTGCGCGGGCGTCAGCTTCTCGGTGCTTTTGTTCAGGTTTTCGATTGCCTGCTTTTCCTTCTCGGACATTTGTCTCACCTCACATTTTTGTAAGTGTGTTAGCAATTTCTTAAGCTGCTTACATCATACACTAAGCTAATTAACTTGTCAAGCCCTATTTTTTAATTAACTTAATATTTTTCTTGACTTTTGGTTGTCTGTGTGTTAAGCTGGTTACATAAAGGAGGGATTCAATGCAAACTTTTCAGGATCGACTTCGCTCCCTGATTGATACGCTCGGCATTACAAAAACAAAATTTGCCGAAGATCTGCACGTTTCGTCCGCATTTGTTTCCATGCTCTGTTCTGGCAAGTCTCAGCCAAGCGACCGCACGATAGCGGATATTTGCCGGAAATATAATGTGAGCGAGACGTGGCTCCGCACCGGCGAGGGCGAAATGCGGCAAAAGCTGACACGGAATCAGGAGATTGCGGAGTTTATGGGCGTCGTGATGCACGATCCCGACGACGCGCCGCGCAAGCGGTTCGTATCGATCATCAGCAAACTCAGCGCCGACGAGTGGCGGCTGCTGGCTGAGATCGCAAAAAAAATGGCCGAGGACGAATAACCGTCCCCGGCCTATTTTTTTATTCCCGCGTCTATGTGACCAACTTCCGCACGAATCTCCAGATCAAATCCAGATCCGCATCTGTGGCCAGCCGCAGCAGGCGTTTGATCTCTTTCAGCAGCAAATTCCGTTCCATTTCCATGTTTGCCTCCATTCTTCCACAAAAAATCTCTTTCATTTTTGTATATTATTGCCGTTGAGGTTTGCTTCCATTTGTTTTACAATTCTAAGTAAGATATTTTTTCATCGCATGATTATCATAGAACATCTGTTCTAAGATTACAATTATGAGATTTTACAAAATTATCTTATAATAATTGGAGGTTTTGCCATGAGGCAAGCATGGCGCGCGGCTCTGTATGCGCCGTGTAAGGATTGCAATCCATAGGAGGGCTTATGTACTGTAACAAATGCGGCAAAGAGATCGACGACGAGGCTTTGATCTGCCCGCACTGCGGCTGCGGCACCGTGAATTATATCCGCGATCAGGCAAAGGCGGAGTCCCGCGTGCAGGTGCAGGCCACACCGGCGCGGAAAAAGCGCTCGACTGCTCTGCTGCTTTGCATTTTTCTTGGCGGCCTTGGGGCGCACCGGTTTTATGTCGGCAAGGTCTGGACGGGGCTTCTTTGGCTCTTTACGCTCGGCTTTTGGGGCATTGGCACGCTGGTTGATTTTTGCCGAATCTATGATAACAAATTTCCAGATGATGCAGGCCGCCCGCTCTATGACGAGTATACGGATGGTTTAACGCCCGAGGAATACGAGGAGGCCGTCGCCGGGCCGCGCAAGGTGCGAAAGATCGTGATCGTTGTTGCGCTTGCGCTGTGTGCCGGCTGCTTCTTGATCCTGCGCGTCATTCCGAGCCTGATGTACGCACTCGGTTTTTGAGATTCGCCCGCGCCGCTGGCCGAACAACGGCGCGGGCTTTTGCTTGCGCAGGCGACCGGGAGCCGTCTGTAACTTTAGTGTAGCCTGCCCATGGTAGACTTGTAAAGATATGACAGCTGCTTTTTACAGTCAGACGTCTTGCTTTTTTAGGGGGAATGACATGTTTTGAAGGAAAAATTATCTGATTTGTGCCGTGAGCAGAAGCAGACGATCACTCCGCACAAAACAAATCAGGACGTCGCCGAAAATACCGACCTTTCCGTCGGCACCGTATCCCAGTTCTTTCGCGGCGACATCAAAAATCCGTCTGTTTACACGGTCGGCCCGATCTGCCGGGAGATGGGCGTTTCTATGGATGAGTATTTCGGCATTCCGCATGATGAGCCTGCCGAGCCTGCCGCGCCTCCCGATGCTGAAAAACTCCGCGCCGAGAACGCGGCCCTTCGTGCGCAGCTTGCTCAGCATCAGAAGTCCCTGCGCATGCACCGGCTTGTGACGCTCATCCTCTTGGGCATTCTTTTGCTGTGTGCCCTTGCGCTTGTGGCCGACGTGCTCATCCCATCAATCGGCTGGATTCGCACATGAAAATTACCGCCCCGGCCCGATCAGCCAGAGCGGTATCTTTGGAGGCTTTTGTGGATAATTTGAATCTTGCCAACGTCGTGATCTACGCCCGGTATTCTTCCGCCGGGCAAAACGATCAATCAATAGACGGCCAGCTTGCCAAATGCCGCGAATACGCGCAGCAGCGCGGATACCGCGTCGTTGGCGAATACTGCGACCGGGCGCTGTCTGGGCGATATGCAGAGACGCGTCCAGAGTTCCAGCGCATGATTTCGGACAGCGCGAAGCACGCGTTTGATTTTGTGCTTGTCTGGAAGCTCGACCGCTTTTCCCGCGACCGGTATGACAGCGCGATCTACAAAAAGAAACTGAGCGCGAACGGCGTGCGCGTCCTGTCCGTGACCGAGGGCGTAGGCGACAGCAGCGAGAGCGTTCTGCTGGAGGCGATCCTGGAGGCCATGGCAGAGGAATATTCCCGCCAGCTTGCCCAGAATGTCCGTCGCGGGATGCGCCAGAACGCCGAGAAGGGTCTGAGCCTCGGCGGCCTCGCCCCGCTCGGCTACCGCGTCGTGAATAAGCAGTACGAGATCAACGCGGACGAAGCCCGCATCGTCCGCTTTATCCATGAGCAGTATGCCGACGGTGCCGGGCAAAAGCAGATCGTGGCCGACTGTGCGCGGCTCGGCTACCGTAACCAGCGCGGGAACCCGCTCACATTAGCCTCGGTAAAGCGTATCCTTGCAAACGAGCGGTATGCCGGCAGATATGACTACCTCGGCGAGATCGTGATCGAGGACGCATTCCCGGCCATCGTATCAAAGGAGCTAAAAAAGCGCGTGCACGACCGGCTCAAGGCGAATTCCAAGGCCCCCGGCCATGCAAAGGCGAAGGTGGAATACCTGCTGCACGGGAAATTGTTTTGCGGCGAGTGCGGCGCGCCGATGATAGGGGAGTGCGGGCGCGGCAGGCACGGCGCGACGTATTACTATTACACCTGCGCGGCGCGGAAGAAGCAGCACACCTGCAAAAAGCGCAATGAGCGCAAGGACGAACTCGAAGCCTGTATCGTGGATTATATCGGCTCGTGCGTCCTGACGGACAGCTGGATCGACGGCGCAGCCGAGCGTGTTGTGGCGGAATATCAAAAAAGCTACGACGCTTCCGGCATTAAACCGCTCGAAAAGCAGATCCGCGACGCCGACAAGGAGATCGATCAGCTTGTCGATGCGCTGATCTCCGCAACGGCGGAAGCTGCCCGCCGCAGGATCAACGAGCGCATTGAAACTGCCGAGGCCCGAAAGCAGGCGCTGGAGGCCGATCTTGCATCCCTCCGCATCGCCAGCCGTGTCCAGATCAAAAAAGAGGACATCGTTGTATGGCTCAACCAGTTCCGCACTGGCGACCGATCCGATCTGGAATACCGCAAAAAAGTCATAGATTTATTTGTAAACGCGATCTATCTGTACGATGATTCGTTCAAATTATTCCTGAATGTAGCCGATTCCGCCCAAGTAACCTACGCCGACGCCCTCGCCCTCGCGCCGCCCCCCGTTTCGGATTTCGGCGCGTCCGGTGTACCAGATATGCACTTATCCGAACACATCATATTTGTAAATGGTGTTATTGGGATGATCGTGCAGAGATGAAAATACCCTCTCCGGATTGGAGAGGGTATTTTTTTATTTTGCGATATGCTCATAATACTCCATCAGCTTTCGCTCCGGGCCGGGGCCGTCCTTGTCGAGCAAAAACGCCTTTGCCAGGGCGGCGTAGAATTCCGGGCGGTTGAGGCCGAACTCTACGGCGACGGGGTAGTAGTCCGAGTACATCATGTTCATGGTCACGCCCCACGCCCATTGCGGGACCACAGGTGCCTGAATGCCCATGCTCTCTGCAACGGCCGTTGTCTGTTCCATCGTCCAGTGCGGGCCGGTCGAGCCGTCGGCGTTCTGCATATGCTCGGCCCAGTGTATGGCCGTTTCTCGGTCAAACGCTGCCGCATCCGGTTCGTCTGTGCGGCAGTCCAGCTTTTCCAGCCTGCGGATCGTCTTCGCGTACAGGCCGACTTCCTCCGCGCTGCCGAGCGTCACCGGCTTTTCCATCGCCTCGCGCAGCTTTTCGTAAAGCTTTGTGATATAGTCCTTCATCTCGTCACGCCTCCTGCATGTATCGGTAGAGTTTGTCCACGTCGTTCTGGTCAAATCGCATATCGCCCAGCAGCGGGACGGATACGGTCAGCTTGTTCTCAAAGCGCGGACGCGCCGCGTTATAGAGCTTGTCGAGGTCGATGTTTCCGGCGTCGTCGAAGATCTGCATCATCTTTACCGCCGGATTTTCGCGCAGCGCGAGGATCTTCTCGCGGCTGCCCTCCATGATGAGTGCAAGCATGATCCCGGCCCCGATGCCCTTGCCGCCCGGCAGGTGCGGAATGACCTCATTGTCTGCGTAGCGCATCGCGCCGCGCATGGCCTGATCTATCGTCACTGTCATTGCAGATTTCCTCCTTTAAGGATGGGGCGGCTATTGCCGCCCCTTTTGCTTAGCTGTTGCAGCACCCGCCGCACTTCGGGATCGGGTTGTAGAGCGACTGCGCCGTGGTCGCGGTGCCCGTGGTGACGTCGGCGACCTGCTTGGGGTAAAAGGTCGCGTTGACATACGTCACGATGGAATTGTCGTTGCAGCAGCGGCGCTCGGCCTCCATCTTGACCGCGCCAAGGGCTTCCTTGCGGACAGACTCGACGTCCTGCTTGACCAGCGCGAAGCTGTCCTCGGTGCGCTGGTTGTGGACGGCCTGCTTGCACAGCGCCTCACGGACGTCCTTGAGCTGCCCATCGATATAACCGTACACCTCCAGCATCTTGCCGTCGTTGTATGTGTTGGCCTTGAGCAGCGCGATCTCGCTGTCCTTCGCGGCCAGCTTCTGCTCCCGTTCGAGATCGTAGCGCGTGACCGGCATATTCTCGCTGCACATCGGCTCCTGCTGCCGCGCGGCGAGCATGGCGGCTACCGTCATGGCAGGCGTGACTGCCGCAGCGATGTCAGCGGCTTCTGATCTCTTGTTCTGGTTGGGGCCGCCCAGCAGATTACTGAGTCCGCCGTTCGCCAGTCCCAGTGCGGCGCCGCCGATGCCAAAGCCCAGCGCAGTCCCCGCGAGTCCCTTGCTTGCGTATTCCATAAAAAATACCTCCGAAACGTAGTAAACCGGCCGGTTTCTATGTTCAGTCTACCGCTTTCCCGATTCCCAAGGGGGACATCTGCGGGACACTTCCGGGACAGTTCTGTCCCATTTGCGTGGATTTTTGTTTTTATTATTTATAAAATATTTTGAAAAACCCCTTGACATATACGGTATTACAGTATATAATGCAGCCATAGACACAAAGCAAAACAAACACGACAAAAAAATTGGAGGATGGCTGACATGTTTAATATCGTTTCCGCGTGGGGAGCGCAGACAAATCCCCACTGTAACCTGGACACTGCAAATAATGGCGGAGGTTACTGGCAGTTTTCCGGCGGTGTCGTTGCAGACCTTAACAACGGCCAGCTTGTCACCGTCGAGGTTGACGACACGTCCTGCGGCGATTTTGGCAGCCGCGTGTATTTTTCCGTGACCGCTGACGGCTTCTGCTGGCGCTTTTCCGACGGCACAATGGACGATGCGTCCGTTGACACCTCGGAGGATGTCTTGGGCGTTCTGCGGTCCATCTCCGGCGTTCTGGGCGTGGACGCCGAAGCACTGATTTCTGCCGCGTTGAATGCGGCGAACATCTGCGCGTGGGAGGTATGCTATGCCGACTGACACCCAGCGCCGCGCTCGCAACAAGTGGGACGCTGAGAACATGTCCGTGATCTCCTGCAAGCTCAAGCGGGAGATCGCGGAAACCTTTAAGGCTACGGCGAAAGCCAATGGCACTACCCCGAATGAACTGATTCGCAAATGGATCGATGCGTATATGCGGCAGAACATGCCAGCAGAGCAACCTTCGACTGAAAAAATATGATTTGAATGTAAAAAAGCCCGCCCGGAGCGTATGCTCAGGGCGGGTTTCCTTGTGTCAGACGGCGGGCGGTATTGTAGATGTGCGGCAGGCGGCGGGAGATGGTTTTGCGGTCGATGCCGATCTCGGCGGCGGCGTCCATCTGCGGGAGCCTGCGCACGATATAAAGATTCACGATCTGCTGATCGATCACGTCCAAAAGTCCCTCGTCAGTGACGCGCTCCCAGTCGCTGCGCGTGAGGTGTTCCAGCTCCTTCGGCAGAGCCAGCCGCGCAGTTATTTGCTGTCACTCCCTTCGGCCCGCCGCCTGGCAGGTTTTATCTCATGGCAGCAGCCAGTTTTTTCAGGAGATCATCGCCGTACTTGTAGTCGGCGAGATATTTGATCGTGTTGTCCGCAAGTCCGGCCTTTGCCTTGATGGTCTTCTTGGCGTCCTCGACGGCCTTATCGACGGTTTCCGTGTCGTAGTCCACCCACGGGAGCTTGCCGTGCTTCTGCCATACACGGCTGTTGTAGCCGCCCTTGACGCCGATGTTGCCGACGCCGGTGATCTGCACGCCATTATCCCAGATGGGCGTACACTCAACGGCCAAGCCGTCTCCGATGTACAGGCCCCAGTGGCCGGGCATCCACAGGCCTTCGCCTGGGACGAGCTTGTCCCAGCCGGATGCGGATACGTCCTTGCACTTGGCAATCATACCGTCTGCGGAGACGTCCGGGACGGCGTTTCCGGCGTAGCGGGCACCGCCGTGGTAGGCGTTTTTGTTGCCGTTCCAGCCCCACAGGATCCCCTTCGTGAGATTCACGCAGTCAAAACCAAAGTAGCCCTTTCCGATCAGCCCGCGGAATCTGGCCTGCTTTGCGGCGTCGTACCAGTCCGGGTATTGCTTTGCCTTCTCAGTGATGATCCCATCCGTGACCGGAGAGCCGAAGCAGCCCCACATGTACACGGTTTTGTAATTCTTTGCAACGTCGATGTGCTTTTTTACAAGCTCGGACGCTCTCATAACGTAACTCATGCCCGCTCACTCCCGTACAACTCGTGGTGCAGCTGCAGCACGGCGGCCTCGATCAGCTTATCGATCGTTTCCACATCAAATTGAATGCCCTTCTCGGCGAGGAAGTTCACGACATACGCCTTTTTCGCCGCGCCGTCCGTCGCGGTGTACAGCTGTTCCGCCGCCTTTACGCCGATCTCAACGTAAGTGCGGAGCGTTTGCAGCTTGTCCGCGTCGATCTTGGTTTTGAGCCACGGGATCAAAAATGCCGAAACGAGCGCGCTGATGAGCGCGATCACTGCCGAGATAATTTGCGTGTAGTCCATAAGTAATTACTCCTTTCGCTATTCGACTGTTTCATTTTTCTTCGCAAAAACCCGCTTGAAGGCAAGCAGGCCAAGCTCTGTGATGGTTGCCCAGCCGGTAAAGCCGAGCACGTCGGACAGGTCGATCGACGCGCCGAGCTCCGGGCTGCGGATGACTGCAATTAGGACGGCGACGGTTTTCAGAGCGCAGGCCCAGACAATTACCGTCGTGATGAGCTGGATCAGATACACAACAATGGTTCGCGCCATTTCGCCCTTGCTCCACTTGCCTTTTACCCGCATATCTGCCTCCCAATTTATTGCGCACTGCTATGTCCGCATTGCGCCTCCAGCTGGTGCAGGAACTTTTTCACGTCGCCGTTCCCGCCCATTTTTTTATACTTCTCTCCGGCGATCAGGCGCTCTGCCATTGGCATTTCTTCCGACATGATGGTCAGGCGGAGAATTGCGAGATACTGCTCGTCCTGATGCGTCTGCATCTTGTCGAGCTTTTTGTCGATCTCGCCGAGATGCTCATCCTGCGATGTGGCCTTGCCGCGCTTTTTCTGAACCGCGCTGACGATGGCATTGACTACCGCCGTCAGCGCGGATGAGCCAAGCGCGGCGCAGACGAGGGTGACGATGATGGTTGCAGCGTCCATGGCTATGTACCTTCTTCCGTGATCTTCTTCCACCCGTCCGGGTTTACGGACGGGGTCCAGACGTTGGCGTCCAGCAGGGATTCGTACAATTCAGTCTGCCACCAGCCTTTTTCGCCCTTGGCAAAGGCGAGACCGGCAGTGATGGTCTCGGGGATGATCCTGTAGCCCTGTTTGTAGGCGATGTCCTCCCAGAGGGCCGGGGCGGCGTCCGGGGTGTTCTGGGCCGTGTCCCAGAGGTCGGAGGCGGCGCGCTTGATGGTGCCGCCCCAGTTGATGCGCATGCCGGCTTTGACGAGGCTGCCGGAGCCGGTCAGGCGGGTGAAAAGCTCTGGTGCGAGACTCGCGTCGGCGTCGGTGAGACTGGCTGCGCTTTTGACGATATAGGGGCGCAGCGCCCGCGCCCGCTCGGTGTAGGTGCTCATGTTATTCCGCCTCCCCGAGCAGGATCTTCGCGGCGGTCTCTGTATCCGTCAGCGGCAATGCTGCACCCATTTCCTCATAGCTGCCTTCTGGCTCAGTACCTTTCAGCGTATGGTCTGTGAGATGAAACACCATGTCAGAAAGCACCTGATGTTCAGTTCCTTCTTCATCCGTAATAGTCACAGCCATCTTCGCGCAAAATCCTTCTGCCTGATCTTCCTTGCACGGGACATAACAACCGTTGCCATGTAGTCGAATGGGCATAATACTGTCTGCATACCCGGCAAATGTGCCGTCCTGTTTTACTGCATACATGGTGTCCCTCCAAATTTCTCTTGATAGATTGTCTCCAATCGCTTTGTGCTTGCTGTTCGCAGCCGATTCTTCCAATATCCGTTTTCCTGCCCCGGCCATTTTTCATCCGTAAAGTCTTCACCGCAGCCGTTTTTTCTGTACCATCGGTACAGATCGTTCAGCATTTTCTGCCGCTCGGCACCTTCCTGCGTGTTCGGCCTGAAATGCTCCCACCCGTTTTCGGACGTCGCAGCGCATATCCGCCTGCCGTCTGCTGCAAACAGGAACCCTTCAATCTCCGATACAACAGTTCCGTACCGGAGATTAAATGCTCCATCGATGCCATTCCCACGGAACCGCTTATACACGATATATTCCATGCGCTTCTCCCTCATACGCAAAAGCCGGGCGCGAAGCCGAAGGAAGCGCGCGCGGTGCGGTCTTCGACTGTCCCGTTGGTGTTCACATTCTCGAAACCGTCGGAGCTGCTCGCAAGCGGAGAACGGAGCCACCAACGAGCGGCGGCACTCGTTCCGTTGTGCTTGTACTTTACCTTGCTGTTTCCAGCGGAATAATAGGCGTACTGCGCTTGCTTACTCGCCTCGTTCGAGTTTGCTCTCGAAATGCTCCCGAAAACCTCAAACTCCGAGAGGAGGAAAAAGTAATCCTTTGTCGCCGTGACCGCACTCGCGGATGTGCTATTATTTCCCGTATTGTCCGTGTACTTGGTAACGGACTTTAGGACTGCACGGAGCGCCGCCGGAATGACTGCGATAATCGTTCCGGAATAGCTCGAGAGGCTTGTCCCGCAAATATTTGTACGCATTTGCGAGCTCGCCCATCCGCCGGAGTTCGTTGCACTACTGTTCATAGAGAAATAGCCGGTTGTCGAAACGGGCGAGGTATAGTAACTATCGCAGAAACACACGTCCGTACCGCCGGAGAGCGCGGTCTTTGCAAGTTGGAAATGGATACAGTTTTCCCCTTCTAGGCTCGCGTTATGGTTAAATCCAATAATGAACGCATATGTTGTGTAATTAGATAGTGTAAGATGTCCACCCGTGCCGTTTAGCGTTACAGCCTTTCGGTCACCGACGCTCCAATAGTTCGCGCCCTGTCCCGCGTCGGATATATCTTTTATTGTTTCCCAAGTATTTTTATTCAGTGTCGGATATACAAAATTAAGCGACACCGCGTAACTGTCCGTGATAGTTACGGCTTTTGTGTCAGATGTTTTCCCGTCCAGCGTCGCGGATACGCTCCATGTTCCGGCTTCCGGTACGATAAGCGTGCAAACTCCGGCGCTGTCAGATGTTCCGGTAATTGTTTTGGAGCCGTTTGTCGCCGTGACGGTCGCACCGGCGGATACTGTTACGATCAGCTGCAGAGCGATTCCGGTCTGAATCGTACCGATTACTGCGGCAAGCCCTTCGATGGTCTGTGCCGCAGGGGCTGTGCCTCCTTTGGCCTCCACTGCGTCATACGCCGCGCCGACTGCCGTGATAATGCGGTCGATCTCTGTCTGTACGCTCATGTCGGCCTCCTTAAATCGCGGCGAGAGCGTTTTCGATGTCGTCCGTCAGGCTGACGGTGCCGCCGGAGGTATAGCCTGCGGGAATGTCTACGCTGGTCTGCGTGAGGCCGTCGATGGTCTTCGCAATCGCGCCGTTGTTGGCCATGGTGCCCTCGACCTTGCTGCCGTCGGCCAGCACGATAAACTTTCCGTCCAGCACGTCAGCCGCTCCGGCAGTCACGCCGGAAACGTCCTTGTACTTGTCGGGGATCGCGCCGACCGTGACCTTGCCGAGGACTTTGCCCTTCGTGGGCGTAATGTCCTGCGCGGCCTCGGCAGGCGTGGCGGACTTGTTTTCCAGCACGACGGATACCTTGCCCGTGCCGGAGTGCTTACCGGCGGGTACAGTATACTCCTGATTGCCTGTCGTCGCGTCCAGGACCTTTTCGACCGCGCCGTTGTCCGGCATGGTGCCTGCCTGCGTCACGCCGTCGGCATCGATAAAGACTTTATTCGCCAGCACGTCGGCAGGCGCGGCGGTCGTGGCGGAGACGTCCTGATAGTTTTCCGGGATCGCGCCGACGGTCACACCGGACAGGCCGTAATAGCCCTGATCTGGTGTGACGGACTGCTGCTCCTTCGTCGGCGTGACGGATTTGGCCTGCAGGTTGTAGTTGCCGCCGCCGGAGACGCCCTTGACCGTGCCGGAGCCGTTGTGATATCCCGCGGGGACGGTGTAGGATTCGCCCTCCTTGACCTGCGCGTCAACCGCGCCCTGATTTTTGATGGCTGCAGCCTTGTCGGCCAGCGCGCCGAGCTTGTCCGTGCTCGCGGCGAGTCCGAGGCCGACGAGCCATGTGCGCAGCTTGTTCCGTGCGGTCTGCAATCTGGTAATTTCGGTTTGTGTGCTCATAAAATCACTCCTTTAGATGGTCGCCAGCAGGGCGTTGATGTTGCCGACCTCCGCATACACGGCGGCGGAGGTGACAGGCTTGGTGTTGTCCTTTTCGACTGCGTCCGCCGTATCGACGGACAGGGTGTTGGTTTCGGCGTCCAGCTTGAGGCCGTCACCGATCTGATAGCCTCCCCCGCCTCCGCCGCCCGACTGGCGGGCTTCGTTGATGGCGGCGACGAGGTTGTCCTTGCTGTAGGTCTTGAGGTCGTTCAGGTCGCCGATCTGCTCCTGCAGCTGCGCCCAGACGGGGAGCGTGGGATCCGCCGAAGGATCGCCGGACGGCTCCACCGCAGACTGCACCTTGCCGAGCGATACCCAGACGGTCGGCAGCACGACGCCGGAGGCGTTCGTGCCGTACACGCCGACGCGGGCATAGCGCCCCGCCACGGCGAGAATCTCTGGCGGAACGGTCACGGTATCGCCATCCCATTTCGCCGGGAGTACGTCGATGGTGGCCCTGCCGTTTGTAAAGACGGCGGTCTTCGTCAGCCCGTCCCAGTCGGATGAAAACGCGAATTCGACGCTGACGGCCTTCGCCATGCCCGCCGTCAGAATCTCCGGCGGCGAGCACAGATGCGCGGAGGCTTTGGTGATGTGGATCTGGATCATGCGTTATCAGCTCCTTCTTTGCCGCCCGAAAGGGCGGCTTTTTCTTTCCTATTGTGGTCTATCCGATCACGGTTCCGTTGACCAGCAGTTTTCCGCTGCTATTGCACGCCAGCGTCGCGTATGTGTTTGCGTTGTTCACCACATACACTTTTCCGAAGCACCCGCCGTCAAACCAGTTGTTTACCGCGCCGATGTATTCATCTCCATGTATGCCGACGAAAAACCTGCTTCCGCTCATTTTTACGCCATATCCGTTTTTTATAATTCTGTCTTGATATCCGCTGGTTCCGCCGCCTCCGCCGCCTCCGCCGCTTCCTGGCGGGCCTACGACGTACTCGACGACGTAGCTGCCGGAGATCCGCGCGACCTTGACGCGGTCGCCCGCGGCGAAGGTGGCCGACGTGTTGCACTTGTAATGCTTCGTCGTGGCTTCGGTCTGCCCCTCCAAAATGAGGGACAGGCCGTCTTCGTAGACCGCGCCGACGGTCGCAAGAAAGGCTTCCGGCAGGTTTTCGTCCGGGATCTCGATATTCGTCACAAACAGGCTGTTGATGCCCTCCATTATGCGATCACCGTCCTTTTTGCAGAGTGTGTCATGAGGCTTCCGGCCTGCATCGTGACCGACCAGCCGGTTTCAAGGTAAATGCCGCCGATCTCGTCGTGCGTCAGGGCCAGGATATCTCCGACGCCGTGCCCCGGCTCATTGAGCGTGTAAAATGTAATGGCGCGCGTAGCAAGCAGCGACTCGTTGCGGCGCTTGTCGGCGTAGGCCTGCAGCTCCTCCTGCGAGGCGATATTGTCTACCCGCTCGACGGAGGTAATGCGCATGCCGCGCTTAAAGGTGGACTTCTTGGAGGCCGGATTGTCGTTGACGGCCGTCGCTACCATGGCCGCGTCCATGTCCGGGTTGTTGCAGGTCACGACGAAGACGTTCGGCGCGTCAAAAATGTCCGTTTCGTCCGACCAGTCCGGCCCCGGATGCTTCTGCGGGAGAAACAGGTCTGTCACGCCGTAGCGCCAGTCGATGATGGCGGCGGATGGCTCCTGATACGGTTCGAGCCTGCACACGCCGTCCGCGTCAAACCAGAGGCTTTCATAGTTGATCTCCGAGAGCAGCGTGTTGATGATCGTCAGGTAGCTTGTGCCGATTGGCCAGTCTTCGCGGTCTGTCGCCAGCACAGCGGCGTTCGGCGTTGCGATCACGAGCGAGATGCCGCAGGCTGTCAGCAGCTTGCGGATCTCAGTGATGTACGACGAGCCAGCGGCAAGATGCAGGATCGTCTCGGTTTTTTGCGTATACACGCGCCAGCAGCGGTCGTAGGCTTCGATCTCTACGCGCGTGCTGCCCGCGCTTCCTTTTTGGCTGACGGTCGCGGCCTGATAGATGCCGAGAGAGTGCTCCGTTTCGTTTACGATGATCCATGGCCGCAGCTCGTCCGATTCCCACGCCGCTACGGCATTGGGAAGAAAGCTGCCCTTGAGCGTGCCGTGGATGTTCGCGGCGCGGTCGCTCATGATCTGCGGCGGGCTGCCTGTGTCCCATTGCAGCTGCGTGATGGGCGCGCCGTTCCGGAGCACGTCGATGCGGTAGCTTACGTCACGGGCCAAGGGTGATCGCCTCCTCGCGGTGGATGTTCTGGATCTCGAACGAGTACCGGCTCATGATCGCGTCGGCGTTTTTCTCCAGCGCGGTCAGATAGCCCGTGACCATATCGCCCTGCGTGGTCTTCGCGCAGACGAGCCGCCCGACGAGGGCTTCCAGCGCCAGCGCGGCGGCGCGGTTTTTGGCCGTAAACGCGCAGGAGATCTGCATAGCCATGTCGCGGAATTCCGTTCTCTCCGCGACGGGGTAGGCGAGGCCGGACAGGTGTACTGTCGAGATCGCGGCGGTGCGGCTGATGCGGTTGGTGCGAAGGATCGTTTCGGACAAAGGCAGGCGCTGCCAGGTTCCGGACTCCAGATCGCAGATCATGGCGGTATCCGGCAGGATCTCTGCGGTCATGGCATTGGACAGGCCGTAATTGTCGCTGTCGGCGTAGCAGCCGCGGACGCGGTAGGTGACGGAGCCGATGCTGGTGTGGTCGACGTACTGCTTTTGGACGGTGCGGCCAATGGCGACGCCGTCCCGCTCGATCAGGTAAAAGTCATAGCTGCCTGCGGTCTGCCAGGTCAGCGCGGCCTCATGGCTTGCGGTGACGGTCAGTGTGATTGCCTCGCCCTCGGTGTGCGAAACGGGGAGCGCGGCCGCGGACCACTCGGACCACATGCCGTACTTGTTCTGCACGCGCACGCGAATGGTGTATCTGCCGTCGGCGAGGTAGACCGGCGAGCGCCATGCCTTCTCCGTGCCGTAGACCGTGCCGGAGGCGTAGCCGCTCGAGAGCGTCAGCTGATAGGCTTCCTGCTCGGTGGTCTGCCAGGTGATGCGCGGTCGCGGACCTGTGGACTGGATCACGATGGACGGTGCGGACGGAGCGTTGATGGCGATAAACTCTGCCTTGTCGCTCCATTCCGACGGCGTGCCGTCTGTGTTGTAGGTGCGGACGCGCCAGTATTTTGTTCCGCTTGTGAATTTGTTCGCCGGAACATCGTAATACTGGTTTTCTCCCGCGACGGTCGCAAGGGTGTTCCACGTCGTACCGTCGGCAGACCACTGCAGATCCGCCTTGCTCTGCGGCGTGCCGGTGGAAATGATGTGCTTCCACGAAAAGCGGTTGACGATTGTCGCGTCGATGACGATGCCGGAAGGGGAGACGGGCTTGGCCGTAGGGGTAACGTCTGTTGTCGTGATCTCTTGCCATGCGGACGTCGTTGTCGTTCCGCTGTTTGCCGTCACCTTTACGCGCCATTCGAGCGTCCCGGACGGGAATGTGTTTGCCGGGACCGTGCAAGCGGTCGTCGCGCCAGACACGCTTATCGTTTTTGATGTGCTTGCGTTTTTTACGCGCCACTCAAAAACAGCGGAGGTTTGTTTCACCTCTGCGAAGCAAACCTGCGTGAGATCTGTGTCATCCTCGGCGTCCCATGTAAATGTGTTTTTTTGAAACCTGTTTACGAACGCTCCTGACGATGGGGAAAAATTGTCTGCTTTTATTCCGACATTGTCGTTTGAGTACTCGCATGTCAGGAACGGCTTTCGCGTTGATTTTTCCCCATAAAAAATTGCTTCGCTTGTTCCAGACGGCGCTCCTCTGAACGCAAAAACAAATCCATTCTTTATGCCGCTTTTTAATTCTGTTTTGCGTTCTTCACTGTATGGCGTATAATCTGCACTTAGCTGTATAATCTCGTTCAGCGTAGACCAATATCCATCGGCGTGCTGCGAAATGCTCTGTCTGTAAACGCTCGGCCTAGTCACATATGTTACTGTGCTCACATCGAGTGGGCTTGCCAGCCCGTTCACATATGCCCAAATTTGTTTATACCCAGTCTCGCTTTCTTTTGTCGGCTGTGCGTATATTGTAAGCGTCACCTTTGTTACGCGTTTAAATTTATACGCATCTCCCGGCACAGGGAATTTGATATATATGTTATCCCCTTGCTTGACGTTTCCTGCTTCCCCCGTAAACGGTTCCACAAACAACTTGTACTGTGCAAGATTTGAGTAGTTTGTATTCGGGTGGTTCTTTGCAACTGCCGTTGACCCACTCGCCGGTACTGTAAAGGTTGCCATTTACTTCGCCCCCATTCTGGCTGTGATGCGTGCGTTTTTGGCGATGCGGAGGATGGTGTCGAGGTCGTCCACATGATCAACGTAGACGGTGGTGTTGTAGGTATCGCCGGAGGTGTAGCGCGTCTCGCTGGCCGTCTGGATGCGCGATCCGGACGGCAGGAAGATCCGCTCGAGACCGTTTTCGTTCACCCGCGTCCATCCGCCTCGCCAGTTGTCCGTTCCGGCGGCGTTGCCGCCCAGATAGCGGCGAACCCATTCGTCCTCTGTGATGCCGATGGTGGACGGGTCGCCGCGGGCAACTGCGTCCTCGTAGGCTTTGGCGAGGTCTGCCGCGCTCTGCCCCCACTGCTGCTCTGTGTAGCTGTCGAGCAGATTTTGATAATTGTTTCCGTTTCCGCTGGAGTAGCCGAAACCAAGCGCGTGCGTCATCTGTCCCCAGCCCTCGCTGATGTGGCCGGTGCTGAAGTTGATGACGCCTTTTAAAAGCTCTGCCGCGTCGGCCATGAGCGCCATGACTTTTGCGAGGGGCTGCAGCGCTTTGGTCAGCGCCGGGACGCGGTTGTTGGATAAGTCGGACATGGGGTTCAGGATATCTCCGACGGTATCCAGCAACATGCCGAACGAGTCGACAATGCCGGAGTCCTTGAGCGCCTTGCCGCCGTCCTTTACCATGGTGGTCACGTCGCCGTAGAATTCTTCGAGGTACGGGGCGAATTCGGCGGACAGCTGGTTTTTCACGCCCTCCTGCGTGTTCTGCAGGCGCTGGTATGCGTCGTCTACCGCGCCGAGGGCAGAAAGCGCCTCGTCGTCGAGCACATACCCGACGTTGTGCGCCTCGTCTGCGTAGGCCTTGAGAGTCTGCGAGCCCTGAATGATCAGCGGATTCAGATCCTGCGCCGAGCGGCCAAAAATGTCCATGGACATTGCGTCCCGCTCGGTTTCGTTTTTTACCTGTCCGAGCGCGTCAATCGTCTCATAAAAAACGTCGTTTGCACTGCGCATACTGCCGTCGGCATTGGTCACGGAGACGCCCAGTGCCTCAAAGGATGCCTTCGCATTGCCCGTGCCGTTCATCGTGTCCTGCATGTTGTTGGTCAACTTTGTCAGGCTTCCCTGCAGGGTGTCTACGGATACGTCGATCAGCTCGGACGCATAGGCAAACTCCTGCAGCTGCTGTGTCGATTGCCCCGTCTGCATGGAAAGCGTGATGATGTTGTCAGCAAAGGCGGCGGACTCCTTCGTCATGTAGATCATGGCTTTTTCTGCCTTGACGATCGCCGCCGCGACGGCAGCAAAGCCGCCCGCCAGCGCCAGTGACTGCGCATCGAGGCTCCCCATGGCGTTCATGGAGGACTTCATGCCGTCCGGCAGCTGGATTCCGAGCTTGGACGTCAGGCCATTCACTACGTCGCCGAGGTTGCCCATGCTCTGCCCGGCGTCCTCGGTTGCGGTGGTCGTGTCCTCTATTTGCTCTGTGTTGTTTTTCAGCTGCCCGTTCAGCTTGTAAAGCTCGGCTTCCGCGTTATTGAGTTCTTTTTCCCAGCGCAGCGTTTCCACTGCGTTTGATCCGTAATTTTCTGCGGCTTCTTCGAGTCCAGCTTTCAGGTTATCGATTTTGTCATACTGCAGGCTTATTTTTTGGGTTAGCAGGTCCGTTTTCGCCGCCGAAAGTTCTGCTGATTCTGCGTTATCCGCATATTTTGCCGATACCTTCCGCATCTCGGCGTCCAGCACGTCCATGCTTGCGCTGAGCCGTTCGATATTCTCCCGGTATTTGCGTTCCTTCTCCCCATTCATGCGCTGTTCATTTTCGCGCATCTGGTTATTTAGATCGTTCAGTTTCGCTGTTGCGTTTTGCAGGCTGGCCTGCCACGCCATTGTAGCTTTGCTGGATTCTCCCGTTTTTTTTACGGAATTTTTCAGAGCCTCTTGCATATAGCGGATCTTTTCTGTTTGCGAATAGATCTGCCGTTGCAGGATGTCATTCTGTTGCCCTAGCAGCTTTGCGCTGTCTGCATTTTTCCCATAAGCAGACGTTACTTTCCGCATCTCGGCGTCCAGCACCTTCATTCCGTTGCCGATCTCGGAAATGGCCTGCTTGTATTCTTTTTCGCCCGAAAGCGTAAATTTTGTATTGATGTTCGGCATGTTAGGTGCCTCCGTTCAGATAGGCTGACAGGCTCTGCGGCTGTTCCTGCTGCTCCGGCTGCTTTTGCGGCGCAAGCGCGTCAAGCAGAAGCGTTATGCGGCGCGGGGACATGGTTTTCCAGAAATCCCGCTCCGGCAGATGCAGCCGGAAGAGCCAGATTGCGAGATAGCCGGGGAAATCAAAGCCCAGCTGCTTTGGTTCCCCCGGCTGTGTCAGTTTTTTTCGTCTTCCTGTTCCTGTGTCGTTTCGCCCGCTTCTTTCTGCCTCACGACTTCTGCCAATACCAGCGGATAGATCAGCTTTCCTGCCTCGATGGTCTGTGGCAGCGTGAGCTTCCGGCCCAGCTGCTTCCTGGTGAATACCAGCGGCAGCCCGTTTTCGTCCTTGATCCCCTGCGTGTCGGCGGCGTCGGTCAGCATACCGGCCAGAAAGGCCAGTGTGCTCTTGATCCCGTGGATCCGGTCGAGCGCCTGAAAAAGATTCCCGTCGTACTCTTCCTGCACGTAGGCGATGACGTTCATGTTGCACTCGAGGCGGTATACCCGGCCCTCGAATTCATAGTCAATGGTTTTCAGTTTGGTCGTCTCCATTAGGTTTCACCCAGCTTTCCCTTGATCCAGGCAACGGCCTCCGCCGCTGTGTCGACGGTCTCGGTCTCGAGCAGCAGCTCATCGGTGGAATCGTCCGCAAGGAATTCGCCGGTCGTGGTCGGCGTGTTGAACTGGATGTTCTCGCCCTTGGTCTGGTAGGACAGCGAGGGCGGGCCGAACAGCGCTTTCGGCACCCAGACGCAGGTGTATTTGGTCACGCCGTCGATCTTATCCGGCGCGTAAAAGCCAACGCCGACATAGTTTGCGATGTCCTTGGCCGAGAATTTCAGATTTTCCTTGCTCGTATCGGATGTGCAGCCGTAGAGCATGGCCTGTGCGGCCCTTTTGATGTACTTGACAGCCAGCGAGATCGTGCCGCCGGTGGCAAGCTTGATATATTCGGCAAGCTTGGATTCCGCGTACAGGCGGCCCTCGGCGAACTTGAGTTCCAGCTGCGCGCTCATGGCGTCGCCGACGTCGGTCGGCTCTGTGTAGGTCACGGTGCCGGACGTGTTTTTATACTTTCCCGCCCGGATGCCGCGTAAGTCAAAACTAGGCATTACAGTAAGCCCCTTTCTTTCAGCTTTTGTGTGAGGATTTTTTCAAGTTCCGCGTTCACGCGCTTCTGCGCGTTGCGGACACCCTTTGTCCAAAAATAAGTTCCTGTGATCTGCCCGTACCCCTTCGCACGGCCGTAATTCAAAACAAAAAGCACGGTCGCTCTGCGCGTTCCGTGCTCGTTTTTGCCGACTGCCGTGATGGTGATATACGGGTCTCCGTTTTTGTCGCGTTTGATGGTTTTGCGGTATTTCACGCTGGAGGCGTATGCTTCCGTGCGGAACCCGCTCGCCCGGACGGCATTTTGCAGCTCCTCGACGATGATATCCCCGGCGGCGTACAGGAGCTCCTGCTGCATGTCCTCATCAAAAACATTCGCTTTTTGGAGCGTGGCAATGAGCTCGTCGGCGCCGGTGATAGAGATGTTAGCCATACTCCGCGCCCTCCGTTTCGGCGATGAGCGCGATCTGCGTGCGTCCTGTTTCCTTATCGTAGGTTTCCATGTCTACGGTGACGATGTAGCCAGCGGCCTCCAGCGCGGCTTTTACGCGCTTTAAAAGCCCGGCGGCAAAGCCCTCTGCGAAGATGGAAACGGCGTACTGCACGCCGGTCTCGGCCTCTCCGCCCTCGGCGTAGATCTGGCCGGACTGGCCGAGCAGCTGATAGGTGACGTAGGTTTCTTCCCCGCCCTTGTATGGCGGATGGCAGACCGGAACGCCCAGGCTTGATAGCGCCTCATAGATCATCATGCGCCGTCCCTCCGTTTGCAGGTCAGCTCGATTTCCTCTGTTTCCTGCCCGTAGCTGCGGACGACGTCAAAGACGTCGGAGCCGCAGACGAGCTGCTGCTCGCCGCCGTATTCCGCGCTGTGCATGCGGAAAATTGCGTCCGTGCGCTTGCCGGCTTGCGCGGCCTGATAATACTCGGCGCGGTTTACGGACTTGCGGGCAGCCCAGACGGTGGTTTCTCGCTCGAGCTTTTCCGTCGTCTGGCCGTTTACGATGGGGTAGGAGAACAGGCGCAGCGTGATTTGCATATCAAAGATCACAGCACGCGCCTCCTGTTCCGCCGCTGGCCGGGACTGCCCGGTAATCGTCCGAGAGTCCCATGGCGTCGCGGATATCTGCGAAGCAGGTCTTCCATTCCTCGCCCCGGCCGCAGAAATCATGCTGCCAGCGGACGTAGGCGCGGACGGCGTCCTTTACCAGCGGATCTTCGTCCGCTCCCTCTGCGCCCGCAAGGTGCAGGCGCATGAGGCAGGCGTCAATCTCGTCTTTGAGCTCGTCATCAAGGGCGTTTGTGGTCAGCCGCAGGGCGGTTTTTGCAACGTTGATCAAAGCCAATGGTTATCCCTCCCTGTTGGCCGCGCGCCGTCAGGCCTTCTTCTTGGTCAGCGTGACGAGGCTGTTCTTGTCGACGACCTTACCGTCGACAAGCGCCAGCGCGACGGTGACCTCGTCGTCGGTCGCGTTGTCGGTGTACTTGCGGAAGGTCATGCCCAGATTTTCGTTCCAGAGGTAGTCCTTGAAATTGAAAATGAACGCAAAGATCGTGTCCGCGGTCACGCTCGCCGTGAAGGACGGCAGATAGTCGCCGACGAGGACGACCTCTCGGCCAAAGAGCGAGTAGACCGGCTTGCCGCTGAGTCCGTAGTTGACGCGGGCGACGGGCTGCTTCTTGTCGTCGACCATGCCGACGATCTGCTCGAAGAAGGTCTTCTTCGACATGCACCAGACGGCGTCTGCGTCGTAAGCCTGCGGCAGCGCGGCCTCTGCCTTGACCAGATCGGTGTACGCCAGCGCGGTCGTTGCGGCAGCGATGTCGATGTTCTGGCCGGTCACGACGGTTTCCTTGGTGATGCCCTTCGGCTGGCCGGAGCCGGATCCGCTGATGATGGACTGCTCCTCGGCCTTGACCATGGCCTCGGCCACGTTGGCGACGAACTGCGACTCAAACATCGGGTAGGTCACGATGGATACCTCAAGCGACATGGAGATCGCGCAGCGCAGCTTGTGGTAGGCGAACGTGATGGAGCCGAGCGCCTTCTTCTGCTTGTCGGATCCTACGCCCTCGGCAACCCAGGAGGCCGTCGGCTTGGCGGAGCTGGTCGGGACGGTCACGCCGCCCTTGTAGGACGTGTGCGTCACGCGCGGCAGGATCATTCCGGTCGCTTCGATCTTCTCGTAGATCTTCTGCAGCGTCGTGGTCGGGATGGCCGCGCCAACGTCGGAGGTCTTGGTGTTTGCGTCCACGTTGGTCAGCTCTGCCGGGATCTTCTTGCCGGTCAAAACGTAGTTCATAAAGGCCCGCTTGTACTCGTCGGTGTCGTACCGGTCGAGCACGTCCGGAGTCTTCGCGCCGCCGGACAGAACGATACTTTCTGCCGTAGCGACTGGCGGAAGCACCGATACAGCCTGACCCTGTACATGCACGCCCGCGAGGGCGTTGAGATTCGCCTGGATCTTGGCTTCCTCCTCAAACTTGGCGTCGAGGGCCTCGACTTCCTTCATCTTTGCCTGCGCCTCTGCGGTCTTGCTTTCGTCCAGCAGCTTCTGGGCGTCGTCCATGAGCTTCTGTCGCTGGATGTTGTAAATTTCCTTTGTCATTTCAATTCTCCTTTGAGTTTTAAAAATTTCAGTTTTGCTTCTGCCTGCGCCCGTTTTGGCATAAAAAAATCAGGCTCTGCGGCCTGACCTTTTAAAAAGTTTTCCGCGCGCCGGAGCGCGTCTTCGCTGAGCATGCCGGAATAAAAATCCGCGGCCAGCGGTTTCTGGCCGGTATCCGGCTGCATCACGCGGTCGACGAGGCCGAGTTCTACGGCCCGCTCCGCTGTGATCCATGTTTCTGCGTCCATCATGGCGGCGATCTCCTGCTCTGTCTTTCCGGTCTTGGCAATGTAGGCCGAGATGATGGCGTGGTTGGCGTCGCGCAGGACACCGGCGGTGTGCTCCATCTGGCGGTAGTCGCCGTCGGCGCTGGACTGGACGTTGTGGATCATCATCATGCCGGTCGGCGTCATTTCCGACTCGCCCGCCATGGCGATGATGGACGCGGCCGAGGCCGCAAGGCCGACGATGCGGATGTGGACGCCGCCCGCGTAGTTGCGCAGGGCGGTATAGATCTCGCTCGCGGCGAAGATCTCGCCGCCTCCGGAATTGATCTCGACTTCGGCCCGCTCACCGTTTCCTGATGCAAGCGCGTCGGCTACGGATTTAGGGCTCGTCGCCTCCATGCCGTACCACTGATAAAAGCGGTGCTGGTTGCTGGACACGATGGGCCCGCGAATGCTGATCTTCATGCGGTTTCATCTCCCTTCTGGTTGGTATTCTGATTGACCGGCTGCGTATCGAGCCGCCGGATTGGCTTGTCTCCGCCGTCTACCGGCGCGAGGTTGAATGCGCGCCGCCATTCGTTCGGCGTCAGCGCGCCTCGGTCGACCATCTGCAGGAGGTTGAGCTTGGTCGAGGTCGAGGCGAAGTCCCACGCGGAGGCCTCGAATACGATGCGATTCCCGCAGCCACGCTCGCGCCGGGAGAATAGCTTGCGGGTGTACTCGCCGCTGAGCTGCTTCAAAACCGGCTCGATCTCGGCGTCAAAATAGGCGTTCTGCTCATCCTCCGTCGCAATGGATGTGACGATGTGCGGGTTGGTGTTAAACAGGGCATAAATGCGCTGCGTGGTTTTGTCCATCTGGGCGGCGTTCGGGACGTAATCCTTCGGGTCAATCTGCTTCGCCTCTGCCTTTGCATCTACGGCCGCGACGCCCGTGCCGTTAGTCACGTTCAGGAAACTGTCCGCGAAGTCCTGCGCACGCTGCTTCACGTCCTCCGGGCGCATGGACGCGGCGAACATCAGCAGCCAGCGAATCACGGCGCTGTTTCGGATGGCCTTGACGATGCCCTGATCTGTCGTGGTGACGATCTCCATGAGCGGCACAATGGCCGGAGCAATGGGGTCGCCGAAGATGTCGTTTTCGTAAAAATCCCCGCGCAGGTGGATCACATCGTCGTATGCAAACGTCAGCACATTGCCGTTCTGCATGTAAAATTTCAGGTATAGATTTCCGCCCGCGTCATAGACAGCGTCTGCCTGCATGGCCGCGACCGGGAAAATGGCGTTTGGCAGACCGTTTTCATCCCGGAGGATCACGGCAAACGCGTTGTTGTTGAGGACCAGCTGCGCGGCCAGCTTCTCCTGCAGCAGCTGGCCTGTCATGTACTGGTTCGGTTCCTCGAGCAGGAACCGGATATACGGCTCCGGATTTACGGCGAGCTTCCGCGCCGATGCCGTGGCCGTTTCCCTTATGTGCTTGGCCGTCAGCTTGCCGATGGCCTTGATCTTCGGCCGGATGCAGGCGCGGACGATGTCGGACTGATACATTTTGCCGTTGTAGCTGTAAAAGCCATTCCCGCGCTCCTGCACCATCTGCACGGTCGAAACGCGCTTGGTCGTCGTGATATTCGTCAGGAGGTTTTTAAAAAATCCCATTGTCTCACTCCTAGAGCATACTGGTGTATTCCGCCTGCTTCTGATCATAGATCGTGTAGGCGTCTAGCAGGGCCGCCGTTCCGTCTATGCGGCGCGTTGACTTGCTCGTTTTGTGCGGCTGGATATTGCCGTTTTTGTCCTCGTCGTAGGCGGTGTTTGCGAGGTTCCACTTGTCGATCGGGTGGTTGTTGTAAATAATGCGTTTGGATTCGAGGTCGTTTCTGCAGCGCTTCATTGGCTCGGACAGCGTCTTTACGCCCTGGTGCACTGGGATCATGGCTTCGGCCCCGAAGTAGTCCGCCATGCTGTCTACCCAATAGGCCGCAGACCAGGCGTCGTATCCGAAAAACGGCAGAAAAATATCGAGGTCTTCCTGCACCTCGACAAACCATGCTTTGACGTCCTCATAGCGGATCTTGTTTCCCTCTGATAATCTGAGCAGCCCGCGCTCATGCCACTTGTCGTATGGGATCTTATCTTCCGTGACGCGCTTTTCCAAAAGATCCTGCGGCAGCCAGTACATCTGCAGCACAAACAGGATCTCCGGCAGCTCTGGCACCTGAAACAGCACCTTCGCCGCCGTCAGGTCAGTGGTCTTGGAGAGGTCCGCGCCGCCGATGCCGTATCGCGGGTAGGAAAGCACGCGCTCCTGCGTCTTGCCGTCCGCCATGTGGTGCTGCCAGATCAGGCGGCGGTTTTCCTTGTCGAGCTGGAAGGTGTCACGATTGTCCAGCTGCTCAAAATTGAGCCAGGCTTCGGAGGACGTTTCGCGGATGTTGAAATCCTTGCAGACGAGGTTTCGGACGAGGGCCGGGTTTTTCTCCGCCCGCTCTACCCGCTCTTTGAGGGCCGTGTAGGACTTGATCGTCCCGAGCCCCGGATTTGCCTTTTTCCAGCAGTCCGGGTCTGTCCACTCGCTGCGCTTATCGAGCTCGTAAATAAACGCGATCCGGCGCGGGTCGTGGTACCCGTCCGGATCTTCGTAGCCGTTTATGATGCGCTCGGCCTCTTCGTATTTCTCGTCGTAGATGTCCTCGCGGATGGTGCCCGCAGTGGAGGTGATAAAGATCAGCGGTTGCTCACGGGCCGTCACGCCGTCGGCAATAATGTCGTACAGGGCGCGCCCGCTCTTCCACTGGTGGATCTCATCCATCATGGCCCCGTGGATGTTGGGGCCGTCAAGGGTGTCGCTGTTAGAGGCCAGCGGCTTGAAAACGCCGTCGTTGAAATCGCTGTCCAGCTCAGCGACCAGACAGCGCGTCCGTTTGCGCAGCGCCGGTGATTTCTGCACCATGCGCTTTGCTTCCTGCCAGATGATCTTCGCCTGGTCCCGCTTGGTTGCCACGGCGTAAACCTCTGGGCCAGCCTCGCCGTCCGCAAGCTGGAGATACAGGCCGACGCCGGAGGCCAGCAGCGATTTGCCGTTTTTCTTGCCGACGATGAGGATGGCCTCGCGGTACTGGCGGTTTCCCTCGATGTCGATAAACCCGAAGACAGTCGCCAGCAGCGCTTTTTCCCATAGCTCCAGCCGGACGAGTTGTCCGCCCGCCTTGCCCTTGGAGTGGTGGCAGTAGTTTTCAAAAAATTCTAGGACGTGATTGGCACGTTTCGGCGAGTAGTAAAACTCGGAGTTTTCCGCTCCCAGTTGCTCTACAACGTGCCGGTAGGTTTTCTGCACTTTGAGGCTGACGACTTCGCGGCCGTCCTGTATGGCCTGCCAGTATTCGAGGATGGGGTTGTAGGTCGCCTGGTAGCGCGTGAGTTTCATTCCTCGTCACGCTCCCGGACAAAGCTTGCAAAGCCGTCGTCCTCCTGCTTCTGCGCGGTGTCCGGCTTCGGCAGGAGCGCCGTGAGCTGCTTAATGATCTTCTGGTAGTTCGCGTTTGTCGAGTTGTATGCCTGCCCGATGGGCCGGGCGCGATCATAGGGCTCCAATCGCTCCGACTGCTGGAATTTCTCCGTCCAGCCGTTTTCCCGCAGGTCGTCCGCCATATCCTCGCACTCGATGCGCATAAAGGCTGCCTGATCGATGAGTCCCGCGACAGTCCCGGCCGCTTCCTTCGGCAGAAGCTTGTAGATCCTCCGGAGTCTGGTCTTCTCGGCGCGGATACGCTGTTCCTTTGTCTTTTCCTGCCTGTTCGCCACAAAAACCGCCTCCTTTTCGCGTGATTTTTGCCGTCTGTCCGCGCGTGCGCGTAGATTACTTATCGCCGCGCTTTTGTAGGGGGGCCTCGTGAACGGCCTGCGTATTCTTCCGAGGTAGGGCGTGCGGTGATTCAGC